TACCTTGGATGCGATAATAACGAGGTTGAGCTACGGTTGCTGTAAACGAACCGACAACAAATTCACTTTCCAAATCTCCAAAATCTTGTGCTTTCACTCTTAGCTTATATGTGCCTGCTGAAGAAGGTGCAGTGAAGGTTACACTGGTTTCAGTTTTAGTAATATTAGCATTCGTGACTAATGTTGTATCATTTGCATCGTTTCTAACTTCTGCAAAATACGCAACTAAATCATAACTACCAGAAGAAGGACCAACAGTTACTGTTGTTGGTTGTGAAGTAAATACATTAGCAGGAAAAGTTAAAGAAGGATCAACAGTTACACCTAAATTTGTATTCTGCCATGCACCAGCAGTAGAATTATATTTAAGTAAATCATTATTTGCAACAGAGCTTATAGTTACATCTGATAGTCCATTAAGTGCAACATTAGAAATATCATTTGCATCTTTAAACACCGCCTTCTCTGCTGGCTGAGTGCAGAACAGTGTTTTTGTACCAGCACCCCAATCAACAGCATTGTCAGAGTTACTAGATTGTAATATGGTAGTTCTAGTAAGTGTAGTGCCAGAAGCAGTATATGTGCCTATACCCACCTCAAAATCAGAACCAAGAGTACAAGCGTAATAGGTAGTGTTACCATTACCGATTGTACCAAAAGACTCAAACCCAGTAACAGCACCAGCAAGAGTATAAGCACCAGTTCCCGTGGTGGTCGAGGTTTCTTTGACCCTATCGGCAAGTACGAGTGCCACATCGTCACCTATGCAATACGAATAATCGCATTACTCGCATCGGCTGTTGGGAACTGTATAGTAAAAGTACCAGCAGTAGAGGTTTTATCACTAGTAAAATTAAGCACACAAACAGCCGCATTAGAAGCACTACTATTATATATTAACGCACCCCTTGCAGTAATTGTAGCTGTGGTGAAACTAAGATCAGCAAAATCAGTAAACGCTGTTGCAGTGCTACTAGAACTAGCAACAGAAGGATCTACCCTAGTTAATGTACCACCGCCCGAAGTATATGAACCACTAGCAGAAACCTGACCTGTCGTGGTAAAAGCAGTTGTGTTGAAACCTAAAGTAGCAGAGGATGTATATAAAGCTAGTTTAAAAGTACCACCACCTGAATTTTTAAAATTGTGTACTCCTTCTAATAACTCTTTTTTAAAAGAATTACACATTGCTTCCGTTATAGCCATTTATATTCTCCTTACAAGATCAGCCATTTCTTTTTGTCCAACTTTGGACATCTTATAAGCGATATTAGCACGTTCTTCTCTTCTTGCCAATTCTATATAATGGTACATAACTTTTTGCAAAGTATCTCTAAATACTTGAGCTTGCTCTTTAATTACGGGAGGTGCTGTATTAGATACCCGTATCAACTTATCCATAGCTAATTCGGTTAGTTGTTCACTACTCAATCCACCTTCATTAGAGGTCATTACATTTACTGACCCTATGAGAGCATCAGAATTAACACTTATCATCTTTTCCCTTTTTCCATGTAAGTAACATTTGGTATATCATGTCTTCCTACTAAAACAGGTTTAACTTTTTTTGCGTCTTCTGCTTCAGGTGGAGACATACTATCTTTTTTTGTTATTTTTAACTTACCATCAACAACAGATTGTATTAAAGGATTTTCCAACCTATGATATCCGTACAGTTTTTCTTCGTCAGGTACATTCACATCTAGCAACGGTGATGTTCTTGCTACTTCAATAGCTACATTGTTTTGTATTGCCATAGCACACCAAAACTCAACACATGCCCTGCCCGCTTCGGCAAAATGTATGTTCTCTCTATATGAAAAATCTACACCGAAAAGATGCACTTTTTTTACTTTTGCATAAATAGCATAGGCTATGGCATAAGCTACAGTGTTATTAAAATACGCAACCTTAACTGAGTTTATTACATCCTCTAACGGGTATTCAACTATTTCGGGAACACGTTTATCTAAACAACAAGAGTAAATAGGACCTTTGTTTTTAGTTTCTAATAAAAACTCTTTTGCAACATTCGTTTGTTTTCCAGCCTTAGTATCATCTAAAAACCTAGAAGCCGGATCCATCATGAACGTGCGATTTACATGAAGGATAGCACCAATACAATTAATTCCCCATACTTCATCATACTTAATCGAATTTATTCTAGTAAGGACATACTCTGAAAAAGAGCCGCCTAATGCTACAATAGCTATTTCTTTGTCTTTTAAATCTTTCACGTTTTCTGCATTATCCTCACACCTGTTCTATAGGCATCTGTGTTTTCTGTAGCTTCTCCATAATTCTTTAAACGAGACAGGGCTTCTATGAACCTATCATTATAAATTTTTAAAAACTCCGCCTCACCTTTCATGAAGATGTAAGATTCATACAGACTGCCAAATAATAAAGCATCAGGAGCATTTGTACCTAACCAAGATGTGCCATCTCCTGTAGCTGTTATAGAGGTTGGCCTATAATAATAATGTAATTCTACAGCATAGTTACTATTTGGGGTGGGGCCTACAATAAAATTATCAACATCAAAATAAGCGTAGTATCTAGGAACACCTGTGGTAGCTGGATTAGGGTTAAACTCTTGCACAAAGTTAACATCTTTAAATAATAAAAATTCATTGCTGCTAGAATTTACGACAGATAAGGCTATAGAACCTAAATAATCGGCGGGCACAGCTAGAAACTTATTTCCGTTTGTTAATGTGCCTGTAACATTTTTACGAAAATATTCTAACTCAACAAGTTTTAGTATTCTTTCTTCAGTGTTTTTTATAAAGACATCGAGATTACTGACAAAAGTTGTTTCATCATTCTCTGTCCAATCCTGTATGGCTTGTTTAAGTGTAGTGTATGTAAAACTCATTTTGCTATACTATCGTTATGTTTCCAACCATTGCACTATGATTAGTGCATTGATATACTAAAGAAGTGTCACTTATGTTATGTGGTACAATAAATTGTGTTAATCCTGTGGTAGAGTTAAAACTAGTTGTAACCCCCTCTGTAAAAGCAGAACCCCCATCTGACGCTCTTATTACTAAAGGGTGACTGCTTTCATTTGCAGTATTATCTATTAAATAAGTATGCCCTTTGTAAAAGAAGAAGGCAGGATTATTCCCAGATGCTGCACCTGGACCAGTAAATGTATAAGCACTTGTCCCAACAACTCCTGCTGTGTATTTAGTTACGGGACCAGAGGTTTCGTCATTTAGTCTAAGCCATGCCCCACCATGAGCAAAGTATAAACCACCAGTTGCATGAACATGAGCTACTGCCCCATGATACGTTGAAGCACTTGGCAAATCACTTAACGCAGCGTAATAAAAAACAATCTTATTAGCCCCAGAGCTTACGTCAAAAAGACCATTTGCATCTATAATATCAGTTAAGACACTAGAACTATTTCCTAATGCATTATATATCTCTGTAAAATTATCGTTTATTTTATCAGCCCCAGCACGAAGTGTGTCGCCTGTACCATCGTTTGCGCTAGAACCAATTCCTACAGTTTGCTTTGCCATTTAACCCTCGTCAAAAGTTTTTGTAGCTGAGTCAAGTGTAACACTTGTAGAATCGAAAGTCGATGCTGACGTTGGTGGAGCCGTTGATGTTATTGTTACTGTTCCAACACTGGAAGTGAGAACATCGAGTTTAGGTAGTACCCCTCCTATAAAACCATCTCCAGCATTTGTTCTTACAATTACGCGGGTAATTAAATCCACATATTGGTCTGGTCTTGGGTTACGAAGAGCTTGAGGGTCGGGACCTGCGTTAAGAGGTTCTAGTTGAGGATGTTTAGCTTCGTACTCATCTGGACCAACTTTTGAGCCGTTCCATTCAGTTCGCATTTCTGATAACCGATATCTAAATCCAGACCTGTCTGAAATACCATAAGCATTTTTACCAGACGCATATCTACCCATTATGTTACTCTAAGATACTCAAAACTTGGTTGCAATTTTAAGGGAACTCTATCTTCGTCCTCATCAGCCGCCCTTTGGAACTCTTCTTCATAAATAGATTTCAAGAGTTGTATTCTATCAGGGGCTCTTTTTATTGCCAAGTAATAAGCAAGACCTGATATAATGCAAGGTAGAAATCTAAAAGGTGCGTCCGTGGTGTTGACTAATGTATCTGCGTCTTCAATTCTTTGAATGTAATAATAAACTAAAGTGTCGGAAGAACTATCTGGTGTTGCCCATAAATTTATTTGAGGTATTGTCTGCCTGTTATAGTAATACTGGCTAGGTCTTCCTTGAGTTGATTTGTTAGGAATACTAAGATACTCTCCCCTTGATATTCTATTTAGATCAAAGTCAGTACCATCTCTTCTAAGAACCACCTCTAATAAATCTGTGAAGGTAGCATCAAACGTGTATGTGGCAGTTCCAGCGGTTAAAGACTGTGTTCCCTGTTTAACAGTCCAAAGGTTAATCCCTCTGTTTGCCCATTCAGCAAACATAAGATTTAAAGACCTTCTGGCAGTTTTAGCATCGTATCCAGTCCTTACCTCCAGACCACAACGCTCGTAAGCTTCCTCAATAATATCTGCAACGTCTAAGTCAAAGTCTCTAGATCCTGATGTAGCCATAATTAATCTTCCGAATATAAATTGTTGAACGTAATATCTGGGTCCATATAACTACTATCACTTTCAGCACTGTGTGTCCATTGACTTGGTCTAAAATCAGGAGCACCTTCACCAGTTTCCCAAAGAGCAGGACTTGTTGCTCTAACCCTGTTATTAGGTAAGGCTACAATATTTCCTGTCCATTTACCAGCGTCTGTTAATTGTAGTAAGTGACTTTGTTTGTGTTGCGCAGGATCATCTGCTATCTCATTTTCAGTGTAATCAACCGTAAAAATATACTTTCCGGTGTAAAATTCACCATCTATTTTACACAGCCAGGGGCTAGAACTAACTCTGTCAAGACAATAAACAGAGTGAAAATGAGAACTACAATCCCAAGGTTGTGCTAAGTGTGTCGGCATTTGTTCAGGCCATTCTTCTAAAGGAACGTCTGCAACAAGAGCCGTAATTGGCATTCTTGCCCACATGGCACCCCCATGTATATTTTCGGTTTCACCATCATCCGCTTCGTACCCTGTAAACACTAGCTGAAAACTCAAACATCTATCAGGAATAGTTGTAACAGCAATTGCCATGGCATGTATAAACTCGCCATGATAATTAGAATGGTTGTGCGTATACTCTCTTCTCACCCAGCATTTAAAATACGGGATGTTGCTTTGTAGATAGGGCATTTAAAGGACTAGCGTCTTCTTGCTGCCCCGCCTCTTGCTCTTTTCATAGCACCACCTCGTGCCATGCCTTTTTTCTTTTTCATACCTGCACCGCCCATAGCCATGCCTTTTTTCTTTTTACTGTGCATTGGCATATCAAGTCTCCTTTACGCTCCAGCCATTTGTTTTCTAGGGCTCATGTAAACCCCACCAGTATTCTTTTTAACAGTGCCGCCTCTCCTCATGTAGCCCATATTGTTTCTTACCTTCTCGGGGAGATTAGGAAGACCTTTGTTGTCTGGTGGTATTGGTTTTAATTTAGCCATATCTTTCTCCTATACTTATTTCAAGCTTATCATAAGAATTATTTATAGACTACCTCTATTCATAAAAAGCCATAAAATAAAAACAAAAAATCCAACGATTGTGAAGACAAGAAAAAAAATAGTTATAATTTCTATAAAATGTCTTCGAGCTTCACGTTGTGCATATAATGTTTCCTTACGTTTCTTTCTAATCTCAGCTTCCATTCTCAGTAGCTCTTGCCAAGCGTTTGGGCCACACATTGAAGATATTAATTTTCTTAACTCATCCCTTTGGTTTTCTAATTGTTTTTTCTGAGTAAATAGCTCTATTGCCTCTTCTTCCACACTTTTAGCATTAAATATTTTTCTAAATATCGGAGGATTCTTAGCTTCATGGTGCGCTCTATCTATATCAGATACAGCACTCATCCAACGTGACAGGTCTTTGCCCATCGACTCCACCTGTTTTCCGATGGAAATGCCTTTTTTTAGTGCTGAAAAAGCAGAACCAGCAATCGCCATTGCTGAGATGGGATCGACCATTGTACCCTCCTAAGACCCAACGACTCCCGTTGTTACTTTTCTTCTGTCTCCCATGACTGCACCACAGCCCCTAGCTACAACAGAACCCGGAGTTAGTTTACCATTATAAGGTCTTTTAGCCTGCGTTCCCTTTTCCAAGCCTCCAAACTTTTTAAAACTTACTTTGGCTCTTTTTGTATTAGAGACAACAGTTTTACCCTTACTGCCCTCACGTTTCTTTTTACGAGCAGTCTTAGCTCGTTCAGCCTTACTGAGACTATTTGCTTTTGCTCTTGGCAGGCACCGATCAGGGTTCTTCTTATCTTTTGAAGTGCCACATTTGCCTTTGATAGATCCATCACTTCCAATCCTTACCCAGTCTTGTTTTAGCCATTTTTTAAGCTCACCCATTACCTACCCTTTCGCTTGCCGCCTTTTGACTTCTTTGCGTAGTTTGGGTCTTTACAATATTTTGATGCGGCCAAGTTTGCATACGCTGACGGGTATGTGTCAAAGGTGCGTTTAGCCCACGCCTTACCCTCTGGGCATATCTTTGATCCCTTACTCTTTGCACTAGCCTTACCCCCTTTTTTAAAATAAATTAGTTTACTAGTCGCTGCCATTTTTCTTTGCCTTTCTTATAGCCTCTTTACCTTGTTTAAATATTCTAACAACTTCTGACTTACCCATTACTTTGGCTCTTTGTTCACCAACCGTCAATATCTGTATTTTTCTAGCAAACGGTTTATTTATCTTTTTAACTTTTGCCACAGTTTTTCGAGCGTCAGATGGTGTAGCAAACTTAATACTAACTGTGTCTCTGGGATTCTCGTCTGTATACAGCCTCCTGCCCGAACCCTTTGGTTTTTTACCAGTTCCTACTTTAGGATCTTTTTTTATTTTTCCCATTTTTATATCGAGTTCTTTGATCTTTTTCTATTTTTGAAAGAGCCCTTGCTTGCTTTGCATGAGTCTTAGATGCTTTTTTAAGTCCCTTTATAACTTTCTTTAAAGGTTTTGTGTAATGAGGCATTACTTCTTTCCCCGTTTCTTTTTACCAGCACAATAAGCCCGTTCACTAAACCCTCTTGGTCTTTTACAATTCACGGACTTTTTTCTTTTTGCGCTCCACTTCTTCTTTTGTGGCGGTTTGTTTATTTGTTGCGGTATGCTAGACCTTCGTATTGCCATTAAATAAACTTCTCCAGCCCAGCAATTGTCACAATTAAAATCGCAATACCCCAAAGCCTAGTATCTAAATTTTTTAAATGAGCCTTTTGGTCATCAAGCCGCTCCTCAATGCGTTTGTAGCGTAAAGCGCATTCTGCCTCATGACTTTCAACTTTTGCTAACACTTCTTCTGGAGTCATCTAACATTTCCATCTTCTTCTAGCTTGTCTTAAACGGCTATTAGGATCTTTAGCCGCCTTCGGAAACTTCTTCATTTGTCCAGCAGAACGAGCACAAAAAGACTTACGCCTTTTAGCATCCTTACTGCCTTTCTTAACTTTTCCTGTAACAGCCGTTTTTAACTTAGAGCCTGGGTTTTCTCGCCTGTAACGAGCAACACCAGCCTTAGTCATTCCCGCCCCAGATTTAGTGGAGCGGAAATATTTTTTTGTTTTTGGCGGTTGCTTGTCTCGCTTCCGAGTCATAGCTCTACCCAAAGAATCCTGTGATAGAATCTATGGCAGTAAGCGTAACATGACAACCATCCGAGAATATTATACCGTGGTCAGGAATACTAATCTGAGTGTCATCTGATGCTAGAAAGGTCATAGTCAGAAGCGTTGCTCCCGAAGCACTGCCATTTCTGAACACTGCGGCAGGAGAACCACTACCTGCACTTTTAACAACAAACGATTTTAACCGTGTCCTGCCACCGTTTAGTGTACCTGTACTAGTAGCTGTTTTTGCAATAATAGAACTAGCCATTGTAGCCTCCTATTATTCTACGCTGTTGTTAGCCATCGCATAAGTGAGGACACCTGTAAAAGTTCCACTTGTAGCAGCAGAAGCACCAACTTTGCCTGT